TCTTCTTCTGGGTCTGGCGCCTTTTCAGCTTCCACGCCCATAACTTTGCGTATCTGATTTTGAAAGTCAAAATAGTTTTCCGCAGTAAGCAACCTTGGGTTTTCAAGGTCTACATCTGGGTCTAACTCATCTTCCGACTTCCCAATCAATAACATTTCAATCTCCGGAACAATAGTAACCGGTTCATGCACAAAATATTGAAAAGCTTCTTCAATTTTCTCTTTAACCACATCATCTTGATAATAGTTAATTAATAAATACTGAAAAGGAGTTGGAACCCTTTGTACATTTTCGTCTTGTAAAAACGCTTTATCCAACTCCTCTTGAGTCATTGTAAATAATGATTGATAAATACCAAAATCTTTATTACCAACCACATCTTTTACTTTAGGGGGGTATATTTGACAAATCCCTTGGAAGTCAATCGGAAAGCCAAGTAAAATTTTTTCATCAATCATAAGAAGTTAACACGAAGGTTTGTTCATAGGCAGAAATTTCTTCAGTTAAGAAATTTAAACTGAAATCTCCGCCAGTTAACTTACCTAATCCTTCAATCTTCTTATTATTTAATGACTCTTGAACTTCCCCCATAATAGCAAAAGGCCTTAAATTAGTATCTTTAATAATCCATTGAGTCATTGGTACAAAAACTTCAACACTAATCATTACATTCTTAAACTCACTGTTTGATGCTAAACCGCGGGCTCGCGCGATTCGAAGTGCAATAATTGAGTGCGCCGTCTCTTTTGGACCAACACGAGGAACTATTTTAATTAACTTCCCAAATACCTCATTCTGTATTTGTTCTTCGGTTAAATCCTCATGACTCAATGGGTCTTTATCAGTGTAATATAATAGTTTTAGTAAGTTTTGATTGGCTAAAAGCCTTTTCACTATATATTGAGCGTTAACTCCAATGTCTTTACAATTTCTTACGTTCATATCTATTTACCTCCATTCAACCAGAAGTAGTCATCGTTATTATCCCCTTCCTTCTGCTCTGGCGGTGGAGTTAAATCTCTAATATATTGTGGGTCTACTGATACGAATTCAACTCCAGGAGTTGACTGCATATCATAACCAGTAACAACATAAGCTTCTTTTAATCTGCCTTCACCAACTTCTAAATAATCGTCTTTTCTTAAAAACTCATTAACTGGTAAAATAAAGAAACTTAACTTTAAATTTTCAGTATATAATACCTTACTTCTACTACGTGATTTTAACTCATCTTTAAGCATGTTATCTTCCTGACCATAGAAGTATGCCCAAGAAGTCTGCTCATTACCATCTCTGTCTTTCCAAGTAAGAAAATGAGTCATCTTCAACATAATATATCTATTATATCCACTAGCTTTCATATCTTCTAAATAATAAATAAGCCAAGGTCTTAATTCATAATCCTTATCTGGGATAAATAAAATTGTTCCATTCGGCATATCTAAATGTACGTCGGTTAATAAATACTGCATCGTTTTTGTTTCATTCTGTCTCATCGGTGTAAGTTCGCCCTCGCGCACTTCTCCGTCGTATTCAAATTCCACATAATAAACCGACTTCATCAACTGCCTATGGAAATTTTCTTCTCTCTGACCTTGTAAACGAGATTGAAAGTCTACTCCATATCTATTTAACCTCTTTAAATATACTTCCTCATAGTATCCCATCGTCTCCCTCCATTTGTTTTGAAAGTAAAGACATACAATCAAAAATTGTACTTCTAAAATACTCATAACGTAAATATCTCAAAGAGGAAATTTTATGAAACAGGGTATAATAATTAATGGTTCTTTCCTCTGGGTCAAAACCATATAACTCAATAATAATTGAGTCTAAAAACTTTTCCCACTCTCTTCCTTTCTCGTATTCGCAAAGTAATCCAAATAGTTTATTCTTTAAACTATTTGCATATCCTTCATCCATACCAGGAATATATTTCATTTTACTCTCCTGCCAATTGTCTATATGTAAATGGCTGGCCCTTGCGAGAACGATAGTAAATACGTTCTAACTTCAATGCTTTATATTCCTCTCTTTCAAGTAATTGTTTTAACTTATCTATTAAATTAGCTTGTGAGAAATCTCTTTCAACATATAATGGCTTAACATTCTCCCATGTCATAATGGTTCTATTAAGCCATTCGCATTTCATATAAGTTGCAAGTATTTGAATCTCTTCATTGGCTACATTTTCATCAACGAACATATCATCTTGAATCTCCAAGCTAACCCTAGGAAACTTAAAATAAGGAATCGCCGCATCTAATAAAGACCGCCAATCCATTTCTCTTTCTTCATCTGTCCAATTTAACCATTCGTCTTCTAACATTTTAGATAGAAACGCATCATATACGTCATAGACTGAAGCCATTTTATTTCTCCTTTGCTACGGCTTGGTCGTCCCTATTTAACTTAATGGCCTTCATAATATCAACATCTACGTATTGCTGAATAATTTCAGACTTATCATAGTCCATAATCTCATTTGCAATAGCATATGCCGCCAGTTCGTTAATTTGTTCAATTGGAAGCTCTTTAATCTTCTGTCTAAATTCTGAAACCGGCATTACCTTAAGATAACGCTTTCTCTGTTCATCATTCAGAGTAATAATATTTACTGGCTCCTTTGCTCCATCTGGTTCAAGACCCAGCGCAATCTTAACTTCCATGTCATCAATGCCAAGAATACCATTCTTAAACATATTCTCAACACCAGGACTATACATAGCCTCTTCTAACTGCTCAAAAGGAATTACTGCTGTAGCACCTTTTCTTTCCCAAACACGTCTAAGCCTTAAGTCTGGTACTGTCAGCACAACCCTTTGTGAAACTAAACTTACAACTTTTACTTTCTTATCCATTTTAAATACTCCTTTTAACTCCTAGGTCTTACGTACACTGCGGCCAGTCGCCCTCGTACAGACATAGACGACACCTCATGCCGCGCATAGACGGGCGGCCGCGCTTCAACGTACAACCTCAACATATTACAAATAAATTAGGGAGGGGACGAACCTCTCCCCTATTTAACCAATTATACGTTCGGATACATCTCCTTATAAGTCTGAGCGATTCCCTCATTCTTATAAATTCCCCAGTTATGATAAGCAAGGATAGCTGTTCCGAGCTTTCTATAAGTATGAATCTCCATGGATTGGTCTGCATTTGTGAAGTCCCAAATCTGAGTCTGTCCTTCAAATACAACCTTAACAACTCTCTCACCACCAGTCGGCAGTACGTAAGCAAGTTGTGGGTCAATCCAAGTCTCTACGTTGTTCTCATCAACAAATGATTGCGGAATCTGAACAATCGGAGTTCCTCTAAAGATATTGATGTATCCCTGGTTGTGGATAGCATCGATGTCCTGTGGATGATATACTCCACCATAGTTGCCATTAGCAGCAACCGGAACGATAGCATCAGCACCCATAGCAGCAACGAATTCAGGCGGTGCAAAGATAACAGCGCCAGAACCATAGCTTCTAACTGTCGAGATGAGCTTCATCATTTCCTGGCCATCAAAGTCATTACCAACTGTTACGTTAGCTCTGTTGTTAGCCGGAACACCCTGTTGAGTAACAGCAGCGCGCAGTGCTCTCTGAACCTCTTGATATACTGCATCAGTCTGAGCCTCTGTCAGAATTCCAACGAGCTCAGCCATGTTTTCAGCACCATCAAGCATTCTCTCGAAGTCGATAGAAACGGCTCCGCCGATAGCGTGAGCGCTAACTTCGAAAGTGCTATTGTCGAGTCTGAAACTCTCATATACACCAGACAGACCAACCTGAGTAAGGAACTTTCTTGCTCTGCTTCTGCCCAGCTTCTGTCTGAACAGAGCCTTCTGACCTTGTCCAACCTGTTGAACCTCTGCGAACATTCCTACAGCGTCGATAACCTTGTTAGGAACGATTTCGTCAGCAGCCTCAATTATAATTTCATAAATGTCATATCTGTTCTTCATGAACTGATTGACGGAACCAGCTAACTCTCTGAATCCTTCGCGAAGAGCATCATCAACGTTCTCTACAGAATAGTTAGTTGGAGCCTGACCCTTAGCCGCATATACAGCTAATTCTTTCATTTCTTTAATAGTCATTCTTCATACCTCCCTATTATGCTTCAAGAACCTGGAACTTCAGAGCAAACTGATTATCCGGCATTGTTGTCTTCTCAACAACAAGCAGTACAGGACCAGCACTTGGTTTTGTAGCCGAAACCTTAATAGCTCCCGCGTCACTAATTCCACCATAAAGTGGAGTAGTAGCGATATTACCACAAGCTGTCTCAAAATTCTCGTCAGCAGTCTTTGCTGTTGCTCCCGAACCAGTATCAGTCCATTCACTATCATCATAACCAATACAGTTAGTTGTGAACAGCTCACCAACCGACAGGAAGCCAAGTCTAGGAAGGAATGTACCCCTCTCAAGCTTGAAATTCTTTAAAGCATTTGCTCTTTCATCATACATATGCTCTGTTGTATAGTTTAAAGCAACCGGCATCTTTGCAACATTAGCAGTAGTAGGGAACTTAACTGTTCTATTAACTCTATCTACTGCAAGCAGCATTCCATTTTCAGCTGGAATCGAAGCGAAATCAGTAGCATCAAGGGCACACTGAGCCTCAACTCTTCCATCTCTACGGAAAGATACCTGGTTAAGTTCTAATTGACCAAAACCGTCAATTACGAATCTTTTAAAATTACCGGCCATAATAAATCCTCCGTTTATTATTTCTTCTTATTCTTTTGTCTTGCTAAAATAGCCTCGATTCCAGTGAGGTTCTCCTCTGGCTTTGGAATGAAGTTATCTTCTGCGTTAGTGAAAATTGTCGACTTAGATTGAACGAGAGCAAAAGCAAGTTCCTTATCTAAATCTTCTTTAGTGAACTCGTTGAGTCTGTCTTTGAAACCTTCAAGGTCTTCTTCATCAAGAAGAGTGCTGTATTTAGCAATAACAGCTTCCTTTTCTTTCAGTTCTACATCAGCCTTAAAGCTGTTCAGCTCTGTATTTTCAGAAGTCAGAGTTTCAATTGTCTCTAAAGAAGCAGTATAATTACTGTTAGCTTCCTCTAATTCATTCTGAAGTTTTTCATTATCCTGTTGTAAAGTAGCGATTGTAGTATCATTCTCTTCAATTTTGGAGTTAAGTTCTCCAACTTGAGTAGTAAATTCTTCTACTTGAGTATTCAGACCATCTACAACCTCATCCAGCTTCTCATAAGTATTGTTATTCATAGCATGAAGAACTTCCAGTGCATGCTTTTCATTCTCATTAACATCTACGATATAGCAAACTTCCATCTTATCAATGGCAAGAGAATCTGTCTCATCATCTTTTGTATAATATGCTCTGTTGTATTCACCAGTTTCAAACTTAAATACTACTGCATACTCGTCATAAACATCGCAAATTGCATAGTCCATAACATATTCGTTCTCTTCATTGAATCTATTATTTAAAAGAGTCCAAAGCATATTATACTTCTGATTATCAGAAAGTTTAAAATTCATATGTTTTTCTCCCTCCAAGTTCTGCTTTTGAAATACATCAGTGCCTTGTAAATCAGTCATAAGAGTTTTAACTGAATCTACGAATGTGTAGAAAGCGGCGCCTTCAAAACAAGGCTCGTAATCTTCACCAAGTGCCTGTAAACCAAGGAAACGACCTTTTGTAAACACAAAATATCTCTTTCCACCAATATACTGCCACTCACCATCAATAGAATCAGCGTATAACTCCATCGACTGCGACTTCTGAACTATATTAAAAGCTTCTTGTTTATATAATCCAGTAAAAAGATACACATCAGTGCATGCATATGTTCTTTCTACTCCGTCTACATCAAGATGGTTCTCCCATGCGAAGTTTGGATTTTCTGGAACAATACCATAGATACGTCCCTCATATCTTTCTCTTCCATGGTCAGTAAAATCATCCTTCATAGTATCATATATGCCCTTAACAGGCACATATGGAAGTGTTGAAATTAACTGTTCCGCAAACTCATCTGTAATAAAGGTGCCATTTCGATTCGCGCCCTTATAGAAAATGCGGCATCTTGCTTTAGACAGAACTTCATTATAACTAGTAATGTCACCATAAACGGAAAGAGAAAAAGTTGTTAATTTATCTTTTTCTTTATCCATTAATTAGAACCTCCTCGGTCTAACGATTCCTCATTAGCCACTGTTTTTGCACTTTTATCTTGTGCGTCTTTCGTAGGACGTCCTACATTTCCTGTTTCTGTATATGAAGTACTTAACGGAATTAATTTTTCTTTCAGTTTTAATACATCGTTTTCTAAATCTTTAAGACTACTAAGTTCACGTTGCGAAACGTCCATAGCTAAAGCCGGCAGTAAGAAACTGTAACCGGAATTAGCCAATTTTAAACTAGTCTCAACATATTCCTTTTGGTTATAAAAAGATACTGGTAAAATTTTATAGGTAAAAGAAATGTTTGCATTACCATATTTGTAATTAACAATTGATGTAATAAATCTTTCGAGCTTCCGCGCGAGCACCATCATTAAAGCCATATCGTTAGTAATTGAAGTGTTTAACGATAAATTAGAATCTGTACCGAAGAGTTGGCTACTTGAACCCGCTTCGGCATAAATATTCGCAAGAGCCTTATCAACAGAATTAAGAGAATTATCATTAGCAGATTTTGATACAATGGCATCAACATCAGCATATGTTGTGAGTACACTTAAGTTCTCATTTTTACGCATCATGTCGACCGCGCCTTTGTGCATTTCAACTGCTTCCTCTGGCTCAAATAGTAAACCGCCATCAGTTAAATGCGGAATATGTTGTACCAGAACCTTTCTAATCTCTTCAAGGTCTCTTTCCCTATTTAAATCTTTGGCTTCATCATATTCTAATGATGCAGAAATAATATTTAGGAATATCGGTCTTTCATCAACCAACGACATACAAATTCCTACATCAGTAGAAATGTAACACCATGGATTAGTTTCTTTTCCAGCTTTATAGCGCTTGTACCAATTTACTACTTCACGTGGATAAACCGCTAAAGCTTTTCTCCGATATTCTTTATCGTGTATAGAATCAAAATATGTAACATTAAATTCAACTATATCATTGCCTTCTTTATCCTTAAAGCGTGAACGACAATAAAAGATAGGCAAGTCTAATATAGATATGTATTTATCTGCTACTTCTTGAATCACCCCATAATAACAACCGTCTCTTAAGACATGTATGCCTATATGAGTAAATAAGTCAGGCAGCTTAGCCATATCAAGAAAGTCAACCGCACCCTGATACCTTTTCTCAATATATTTTTCGGAGAGATTTTTACCAAAACTTGGATGAGGAATTAGTAAACTTGTATATTTGAGTAAGGTAGCATAGTGCATCAACAGACGTTGATAGAAACCGCCTTTGCTAAAATAGTTACGAGAAAGAGTAATTTGAGCTTCAAGAGAACCAGAATCAATAATATCGTTTATTTCTTCTAATGTATAGTCTTTAGTCCTTTCATATCTGCTTCTTCCGTAACGCGTAGCCAAATTATAGGATGATTCATTCTTCGCTATCATATCGCCTATAGCTTTTGTAAAAGAGGTTAAATCTCTTTTGATTGGTTCATCCATTATCTTCCTCCTGAGAAGAATACTAATTGACGTTTACCTGCGCGCCGACGATGACTAGTTTTATAGTATTCTTCTTCAAGTTCTTTAATTCTCCATAGTCCGTAGGAGAAGCTTGAATACTTATCCTTTGGGAATCGAGAATTAATTCGTTCAAGAACTATATCTAAACTAGCTCCGGTGCGTTTTAAACGCAAATTAGCCATTTCTTCAAATAACTTCGTTGTCATCTCGTGTGGCATTAAACGCATCACACGTTGTTCTACGGTCATTTTTTGACCTATTTTGGTTGCAAGTAACGCACTCTTTGCTTGCTGTTCAGTTATTAGAAAACGCACTAGACCACCAGTAAGTCTAGAATAGCAGTTACCATGAATTTTAGAGTTTAAAGGACCATTTGCTTTAATTCCATAAAGAATTTTCGGCGCATCCTTTGGTTGAATTGCTTTATATACATCATCATTGATAAATCCATATGCAGGAAGGATGTTTCCTTTCTCATCATATTGTGGCTTTATCATTTCATCAGCAAGGCCGACACCAAGACCATTGGTATCAATGACAACCTCGCGCGGATTATATAAAGCAATTATTTTTTTAAGGTCAACCGCCTGTACAGTAAAAGGTTTTGTCTGTGGAGTGCGCCCAAGCACAATTAGATTGACTAATGTACTATAGAACTTGCCTTTTACTATATTAACTCTAAATACGCATACTGCTGTTTGGTCGGAAATTCGGCCTACGTCCACTGATATTAAGTAGAATTGTTCAGAATCGGGTCTATTAATTGCGTGCGTTTCTGGGTTCTTTATTTTTCTATATTTAGATAATTTTTCATAAGAGAACCAAGCTTCTTCGCTAGACCCCTGCCAGAGAGATAAATATTCTGTGGCAAATGATTCTGCATTATATGATGGACTCATCTGCAATTTTTTAATGTGTTGAGCGCTAATGAGTCCGTGCATTGCCGGTAATCTCCAATCACACCCAAACATAAATGAATTATTTGGGTCTATAATTGAATTTTCAAAAGTGTCTATTAATCTATCATATGCAAATGAAGTTTTTGCACCTGCACTTGTAGCACATACTATCTGTTCATTTGGTTCTTTAGGATTAACTGTGTTGTTTGGTAAACGACGAGAAACATTTACTAGCATTTATTGGACTATCTCATCAACTACTTTCCATCCAAAACCTTTATGAGTTTTGGTTTGCTTTTTATGATTGATTATATTACTGATAGCGCTGTGTGAACCATTTACTGCCCGCGCCGCGGCTTGTAAACTTTCATAAATAGCAATTATTTCACCAGTTTCAACATCAATTTGAGCAACTTGCTTCTTTTTTGTACGATACTCTTTAATTGGCTGTAAATTTTCACAACATTCACTTTTGTATCGCCATTGAAAACCATTGTGCTGCTCTCTTTGTTTTTGACAACAAACACTAATTTTTGCTTCAGATGAACCAGTGATTCGTGCTGCCTCGGCTAAACTTTTATACTCACGAACTTTTTTACCATCTAATCCGAATTGTACCACCTCTCTCTCTCTAGTTGGAGATTTTAAACCAGTTTTTACAGCATGTTGAGTATTTTCAGACGGTGTAACCCACTCTAAATTATCAACACAATTATTGGTTTTATTTCCATCTATATGATTAACATAAGGTTTATTATCTGGATTAGGAATAAAAGCAATTGCAACTAAACGATGTATATTAAATCGTTTAGGTTTTTTATTTATCTGTAAAGTAACATGGGCATATCCATGTTGAATATAAGGCTTCATCATATAATTATTAGTATCTTTTCTGACCTCACCAGAATCACTAATACTATAATCAGTTATAATATCATTATCAATAATTTTCTTCCACATTTTTATTACCTCTTGTAAATATTTTATCTTACATTAACAAGTGGAAATTAACAAGTGGAAGTATAAGAAATTAAATCATAAATTTTAAAATAGTTGGGTGGCGCTTCAACTGGTGACAAAATCCAGTTTACTATTAGTCTCTACACCTTCAAGAATACTTCTTGCTTGGCACGGGATTGGATTATTATCGTTCCCCGTTAGCCGCTTTCGCGACACCGTTTTGTCTTACGTTCACCACCTTTTTCAATAACCCTCGCGGGTTAAAGCCCCCTAGTTAAGTTTAAGGGATAACTACAGAGTTTATCATTTCCTCGTCTCCGTCACGAATTTCGTCTATCAGTCCTCCATGTCGACGTTGTCCTCTGGCTGCGTCTCCAGCCAGAACTACATCAAGAATAGACCCATTACGAAATTTTAAAGTAACATAGTCTTTACCAAAATTTCCAGGGAACTCACTTAATTCCCAGCCAATGACCTCTTTTCGCAATAATGGCCAATGCGTGTAAATTTCAATAACTTTTTCTTTTGTTATTTGAGCCGCCTGCATTTTTGTATTAGCACAAATAAAGATTTTTCTACCCGGTATAAATACACATTGTAAGAAAAGTGCAAGTATTGTAATAAATGATTTTGAAAACGCACGGGGCGCCGTTATAAATACGTCCTTGAAACGCATGAGCGCGCGCAGTGTAAATCGTTGATAGAAAAAGAGGCTAAATTCAGAATCGGCAGGTCTTATTATATCAAGATAGTAGTCTGGATAAGCAGTGAACAAATTA